TCTAAGCCTGACCTGTTCATCATTAATAGGTTCAAGAGTTAAATTTTGTACATTCTCAGGAACTGCTGTCTGACCTACAGCCGTAAATTCTAAAGTTGAAGGGTTTGCAGATGGCTGGTTTAAAGCGTTATAAGAAAACACTCTAAATTCATAAGCACCCTCTTCTGTGTTTAAGATTTCTAAATTACTGGAAGTTGTTTCAATTTGAGTAAAGTCGCCATCATTATATCTGTAATAAACTCTGTATTTGCTTGCCCCTTTTACGTTTTGCCAATCAAGAATTATTTTTGTCACTGCACGATTATTTATTTCAACAATTTTTTCTTCTGCTCTTAATCCTGTTGGTGGTTGTTTTATTTCAGTAAGAGTAGAAATTGACCTTGTAGGCAAAGCTGTCCCATCCTCAACAAAAGCATATTTCCCAGAATCGTGACTTAAAGCTGTAATCGTATAAGTTTTGTCTTGGTTTTCTTTAACAGTTAATACTCTCCAAGTCGTTGTCTGAAGAGAAGTTGTTTCAAGGATATAGACAGAGTTTGTGTTTGGATCAGTAGAAAAAGCTGAAGTTAAGGTAATTACATTGTCAGAAATAGCGTCAATAGTTTTTGTCTCTAAAGTATTATCTGGCAACATACAAGTAATTGTCGGGTTGGCTGTAATTGCTGGAATGTCAGTGTTAGCTGAATCATCTAATGTAATTGTGAATCCACTTGCACTTTTTATTTTGCCTCCTCTACGGACTCCAGCTTTTAATGAGTCTGATACTTCAATAATATTTCCACATCTAACTGTAACCCCAGCATCTATGGTTGTTGTGAAACTAATTGTCTCTCCTGAGTTTTGTTCGTTATATAAAAACCATTTACCTAGTCTTCTAGCCTGACCCCTTGAAGTTGTGCCAAATGCTTTTAAATTTTTTTCTACAACTCCATATTTTGCCTGTGTTGCGGAATCAGCTTCAATCCTTTCAACATCAATATCTTGAGTGACCATATCAAAATAAGAAACATTTATAACTGTGTGTCTAGTTTTTAATGATGATCCTGTATAAAGAAAACCAGCTTCAGTGACTGAGCTATTATTAAAAGCAAAAATCGGATCAGAGGGTGAATCCTGACTTATGGAAATACTGCCCGCATTGTAAAAAGGCATAACCCTCATCACAGAACAAAGCTCATTGATCAGGTGAAATGCTTCCTTTGCCTGTGTGATATTTGCATTAAGTGAGAAACGTGGCTCCGTTCCTCCATCTCCGTCATCCACTTGCTCTCCACAATATTCACTAACAGATTTAAAAGTAAATTTATTTAAACTTGTTTCTGGAATTGAACAGCCATATCTTGTATTTGAAAGTATGTCATATAAAATCCATGCTGGGTCTGTTGTCCATTCTTTATCAGCCTTAAAGCTTCCATCAAATGTTCCAGAATATGTAATAGAACCATCAGCCAAACTGACAGTTGCGTTGTGCGGGATTTTTACAAGTATTCCTCTGAGCTTAAAGCGTCTGGATGGGATTCTTGGGAACTGTTCAGCATTAAGTCTTAAAGCGACATGAGCAGTATTTGGATAAGCGTTTTGCTGAAAAATAATATTAGTAGCAGTATTAAAACTAAAAGCATTAACAAGCTGTGCATCTGTACTGTCAGCAGTAATTCTCTCAACTCTTACCTGTACTGGGTAAGAAGTTGTGGAAGTAAAATTAACAATATAATCTCTAAAATATGCGTTAGTAGATCGACCTTTTACAGTGTCTTCGATAACAGTTTTTGTTGTTCCGTTGTTTTCAATAGTTTTAATTCTTAGCTGAACTTCTGTTCCGTTTATATTTCCATCATCTTCAAATTTTTGCAAAGAGCCAAATCTAAGAGTGACTCTGCAAGCATTAATTGTACTTGAAGTGACTGTATGAGTGACAGCAGTTGAGGTCGTAACAGTTGTGCCAATAGGAATTTCTGTCTCAACATTTGTTATCCCACCAATAAAAGTTTGACTTGCTGTTCCTGTTCTAAAATCAAAGCCAACATTTTTAAAGTTGAAGTCAGTATCATCAGGACTTTGTGCTTTTGCTAAAAACTGAGCATCATTTAAAGAAGAACTAATATTAAGAATAGGTGTTTTATTTAAAAATATATCTGTTAAAGCTGCTGTCTTATAAGCTGCGTTGGTGGTAGCAATTCCTCTTTTGTGAGCCGTTGCAAAACCAGCGATAGATCCTTCTGAAACTATCTCAACTAGCGTATTAAATTGCTTACTAGAAAGTGCGTCTGATGGTAAATCAGGATTATTAAAGGTGGTATTTTGATCAAATTCTTGTATGCTCATTCGTTAGACCCCTCAACTTGGACAGTATCAACACCATTAGAAATCGTAATAGAGCCGACCATAATTTCGCCAAAAACTAAATTTACTGGAACTCCAGCCCTTGAAATGTTTGAAAGCCCTGTAAATGAATAGTTACTTGCCAAAGCCGCTGGGTCAAATTCATCCATGCCACTTGTTTGATTTCTTGATGGTGCTGTAGGTGAAAGCATTTCTGTCACTCCTCCAATTAGCATAGATGTTCCAACAGATGTTAAGACTGTTGAGGCTACAGTTGCCAAAAGTTTACTTCCTAATAGAGTCGTTCCTATTGCTGAAGAACCGAATAAAGAACCAGCCCCTAAAAGAATTGAAAAGAAAAAGTTTCCATGAGCTAAAGGTATTATCTGGATATCTGATTCTGTCCTCATATTTAATAATTCTTCTGTAACCACTAAATCACCACAATTTATCGCATAATGCTGATTAGCCATATGCTTATCAATACCTTTAAAATTACACGACAAAAAGCTTATCGCCTCAAGTGGACTATTAACATCAGCTTCAAACTCAGCCTGACCAACAAATTTTCTTAATCTTCCATATATTTTTATTTTTTTCATTGTTTTTCTGGTTCTATCATAATAATACTTTCTGTGAAAGGATCTACAAGGTAAAAATCAACATCTAAATGGTTACAGCTAGTGATGTCTGTTTCGCTGAACTTTAATTCACCATCAGGGTGGCTGTGTACGATACCAATGACCTCTCCTTGATCTTCAAAATAAGCCCAGTCATTAGGGTCAATAACAAAGCTATACTCTGGATTATCTCTTACTAAATTCCTACAAGGGCCATAAATAGTTTCTTCTTTGGTTTTTATTATCATTCCACAGCACTCATGCGGATGACATTTGTGTGCATGAAGAAAAGCTGATTGCCTCCAAGAGTCAGTCATTAGTTAACAAAAGTTCCTACGGCTGGAAACTCAGATCGAGTGACTTGTCTTGCTGGCACTCTTTTATTTTGAGTATCATTAGCTCCAGTCAATTCAAAAGAAACTGTGTTTCTATCCTCTTGCATTTTACGATCAATAACAAATATTTCTTGGGGTAGCTCATTAGAGTTTGGAGTACCAAAAGGATTGCTGCCACTGCTGAAATTTGCATTATCAAGGCTTGAAGCCAGCACTAATAATCTTGTTACTGTGGCTCCTAATAGATCATTATGTGGGGTTGTTAAGTTAACAATTAAAAGCAAATCAGTCACTGATAAAACTGCTCCACTTCTACTAATACCGCCTAAATTACTCATTACAAGCTGTGGTCTGGGGATTTGACCTTTACCAGAAAACTCAAAGCCCTGAGCAGCAATAGGAAATCTTTGGTAAGTATTACTCTGCCAAACAATATCTGAATTACTATTCATACTGGTTCCCGCATGAAATCTAAATAAAGTCGGGACACTATCTGGGTTTCCTGTAGCATAATGTGTTCCCTCTACAAGCTCCAAAATAAATAACTCAATAAGTGAGCTAGGGTTTATTGATTGTAATTCTGATATAGGAATTGCCATTAAGGTTCTGCTACCTCTTCAAAAGCTAAATTCATCACTACTCTATTTGATAAAACAGCAGTCCTAGTTCTTCTGGTGCAAACAAATTTTAAAGCTGACGAATGATGGGGCGGGGTAAAATCAAAACTTGCTTGATCATCAAATCTTGCATCAAGAAAAGTATCAATCGTTGTTGCGTCTGTAGTAGAAACATTAAAAGTAAGATTTAAAGTTATCAATCTTTTATTTGCTGGCAATCCAAAAACTAACCTCTGCTGAAATCCATCACCCAGTTTGACTACAACATTATCTTGAGTGACATTTTCCTGAGTCGAATATTGTGGAGTGATACTTGGAAAAGTAGCCATTATGAAAGCAATCCTCCGACACGTTTCTGTTTAATTAGTTCTGATTGTATAGCAACAGCAATCTGTTGGCCAAGTTCATTACCATCCGCAGATGACCCACTAACAGCCGATCCTGATGCGTCCACATTGACTGTGACATTATTGACGACTGATTCACCGCCCATAGCATTATTTGGAATAATAGTCCCTTTGGAAGTTGGAACAAATAACTCTGGCCCTCTTTCACCCACAACTGAAATTTTATTTACAGGTGGCTGACCACCATTTGCAAATAATCCTCCAAGAATACTGCCAAGAATACCTCCTAAACCTTTTTTCTCACCACCACTTGCACTCTTACCAAAAGCCTCTCCAAAGCCACCAATAAGCTTGTCTAATTGTGCATCAATGATTTTGTCCCTTATGCGGTTCAATACCCCTGTCATTGCCTCTCCAAAGGTTTTCGCACCAGTTATGGCATCCCTTAGATTGTTTTTAATACTGCTTTCAATCTCTTCACCTACAGCCATCATTTTTTCTTTTAGTTTATCTGTTGCTTCTTCTTGTTTTTTTATAAGCTCTTCAGACTTTTTATGTTCCTCATTCTGTTTTTTCTTTTCTTCTGTTATCTCTGCCTCTTTTTCTAAAGTTTTATTTCTTCCTTCAAGTAGTGCAATATCTTCTAAAACTTCTTGCTTTTTGAGTTCAAGGCTTTTTTTAGTTCTACCATTAGCATTAATTAATCTTTTATTTATTTTTTCTAAAACATCCTCTTGTTTTTTTAAGGCTTTTGCTACTTCTTCTCCAGCCCCTTTAGTGATTGTGTCGTTTAATTCTTTCTGCTCTCTTCGTGTTTGAATTATTTTTGTGGCCACAAATCCAAGAGCTAAAGCAAAAGCTCCAATTCCACTTGCTGCCAAAGCACCAGACAAACCAAGAACTGCAATTTTTAAGGCTCCTACTTTTATGGCAAATGCACTAACAGCGGCTCCAGCCAAAGGTGCAACAACAGCAATTGCTTTAATACTTGCAGCAATAGTAGTTAAAAGTAAAACTGCCTTTCCAGCATCTGAGTTTATAAATTCTGTTAATTTTGTAATAAAACCAGTAAGTAATTTAGTTGTAGTCTCAACCGCTGGTCTTAATTGATCTCCAAAAGCTCTTGATAAGTCCTCCGTTGCATTATTAAAATTTTTAAAAACTTGTGTAGGATCGTTTTCTAATAATTTTTTCAAAAACCCGCTTCCCTCATTTCCAATTCTTCCTAAAGCTCTAAGCACAACATCACTGGTCAATTCGCCATCAGCAGCTAATTTTTTAAGCTCTCCTATAGTTACACCAAGCTCCTCAGCAATAGGAGCAAGAACTGTTGGTACTTGTTCTGAAACACTTCTAAATTCATCACCAGCCAGCCTTCCTGAGCCAAGAGCCTGAGCTAATTGTCTAAATGCGTTTGATGATTCTTGTGCAGATGACCCAGCTAATTTTGCCGCTGTATTAAATCCGAAAAATACAGTTTTTATATCTTCAACTGATGTGCCAAGCGGAGCAAGTCTAGCTGTTATATCTGTAACACCTTCTAAAGCCTCAGTTGCACTAAGACCAAATGCTTTTTGTGCATCTGTCGCAATCTGTTGTGACTTCGCAAAATCTGCACTACTTTTAGTCAACAACCCTAGTCTTACATTTAGCTTTTCAAAATTTGCAGAGGTATTGACTGCTTGTTTTGCTAATAATCCAATACCAATACCAGCAATAGCAGTCTTAAGACCACCAAAAGCCCCTTGTAATTTTTCAGTCCTTTTTTGAACACCATTAAGAGCCTTATTTGCGTTTGTCGCATCAACTTTTAGTCTTACAACTGCCTCAGCCACAATTTATAAAAAGCCTTTATTATATATTACCTTGAATTGTGTTTTTGTCGTTGCAATGCTCTTTTTTCTTCGTCATGCTTGATCTCATAATATCCAGCCCAATATATAAGCTCTGCCTCAGTCATATTCATTCTAAGTTCTTGTACTGTTTTACTTAATTCTGTTGCTAGGAAAAACTCAAATCTAAACCAGTTATCCCCTTTTATTCTTTTTTTGCTGTATCAATATCAAGTTTAATATCATTCAAGAAAAGCTCAAGATCATTCAATACTTTTTCTGGAAGCTGTCTTTGAAGAATAGGAGCATCTGACATATCAAAAGCTGGAGTCCCATCTTCTTTCTCTGCCATCTGACAAAGTAGTTGAGTTGATACAACCAAAGCATCTGCGTTTGGGCCAGCTAATTGCTGTGCTTTGACCCTTGCATATCTTGTTATCGGCTTAAAGTATAAAGTCATTATGACTTCATCTTTGGAGTTTTTGACATCAAACTGTCGTCTTGTGACCATTTCATCTTGAAAAGCCCCAAGTAATACCTCTGCGGTTCTTTTATCTGCCATAAATAAATGCGAAGAATTTTACTTTTAGATTGCTGATGTAATTGTGCCAGATGGCTTAAATGTGATGCTGATTGTGTTTACATCACCAAGTGCTGAACTTTGCTCAAAGTTTGTTATAAGGCCACTGAAGCTGATCTTTGCAGAACCACTAGCACTATCAGGAAAAAGTTCAAAAGATGCTGTTCCAGCGTCACCTGTAGTCAAAACACCATCAACAAATGTTGCAGTCTCACCAGATGCGGCACTGTCATAAACTAACTCAGCAGATCCCTCACCTTCAATAAGTCCACCAATAAATTTTTTAAAAGTGTCACCTTGAACAGTTGTTTCTTGGGTATCTTTAGTGATAGACATAGACCATGATCTTGTGCCTAGTACTGGGTTAACTGAAGAGCCGCCATCATCAAATTTGACTTGGCCTACGTCACCTTTTACAGCAGCCATAACAATAAAAAGAAATATTTATAATTATACTAACCTTTTTTCAGTAAATTATCTATCTCTGCAATTAGTTTGTCTTTTGACTTGCGTTTGTCTAGCTCAACACCCAACTCTCTGCCTTTTGCCTCAAGCTCATCTTTAGTAAGGTTTTTGTTAATAGTGAAATTGCAAGTTTCAGCCCTTGCTTTTTCCATATATCTTCGACATTGATGATCCCAGTATTGTGGTTCTCTTCTACCTTTGACAGCCTCGATAGCGTCCAGCATTTCTTCAGTAATCTCAATCATGGAACAAGTGCCTCATAGAGTTCAAATGTTATTCTAACCTGTGTTTGAAATTTGCCCTCTGGGTTTGAAACAGAAACCTCTGGCCCTATAGGTGGATCAAAGCGTACATCAGAAACTGTGATTCTGTTAAATAGATCTCTTACTCTTTTGCTTATAGTGAAATTTGCCCCTGCTCCTAATCCTTGCTTTGTATAAATATTGCAAGTAACAAGACCCACAATAAGATTTGTGGAAGTGGTACTTGAATTTGGTGCTTGCTGTGTAAGGTATTCACTCGATCCAAAGCTAGTAATACATTGAATATATTGATCGACAGTTGAGGCATCAAATGGAACATTGTTGAAAACTAAAGGTATCGGCTGACCTGTTCTAAATTCATTTCTGATTCTTGTTTCAATAGTTGATCTTACTGTGTTTAAGTTTGTTGCTGCCATTAAAATCTCCCAAATTGTCTATTGATATAAATTTCAAGTTCTTTTCCTATAAGTTCTGGAAATCCCTCAACAGTTTGCTGTCTTGTTCTATAAGTCCCACCCCATGATGGCGGTTTATTTATACCAAAGCAAACAGGTTCAGCATATACAACATTGTTGTTAATATTGCCTTCAAACCTTTTTATATTTGTCTGCCATGCTGATCTAAGTCTGCCAGTATCAACTGGAGTTGCTCTTTTTACTCTTCTAGTCCATTCAAGAGTAGTTCCAGCAACTGCGTCAACAATAAGCTCTTCATAAAAACCTTTAATTTCATTTACTTTTATTCTTCTGGCCATACTTACCTCAGAAAAATATCAAAGCTTATAGCTGTATTACCCTGCTCATTTGTATTAATTTGAACAACTTTATATTCTGTCCCGCTAATTGCAACCCGATCAAATGTTGTAGGAGTGAAAGTTATATCTCCAGCAGATATAGTAAGTCGTTTGTCCTGACTAGAAACTAAGTCAGTCACTTCAGACCTTGTTACGTTGCTCACCACACCCTTAATACTCACATCTGTTTTTACTTCACTCATTGATCCGCTAGTAGGGTTATATATTCCAGTCGTCACTCTTCTATAAGTTATGTCTCCACCTGTGGCCTTAATAGCTGCTGATGCCGCCTTTTTAAGTGCTGAAGCAATACTCATCAGATTTCGTATGCGATAACAGCACCACTATCAAGCTTTATTGATGTCATATCAAACTCTAAAGATACATTATGCTTCAAAGTTATAGAAGTGCTTGTTCCTGTTAAGATTTCAGATCCAAGAGTATTGATTACAGTGTCAACTAATGCTGTCAACTTTACAAATCTTCCAGTATGTACAGAAGTATTTGTGATGATTTTAGCTTTTGAATAATACATAATTAAGACCTTTTGATTGTTAGATTAGCACTTCCACCTATTCTAAGCCCATTCAAATAATGGTCAACGATAGGGGGGATGCGATCTATCCCAGTTCTTCCATAAAAGTTTGGAGTTACGTTTATATTTCCGATACTCATAGCTGTAAAGTCCTCAAGGCCACTTAAGCCGATTCCATCTTTGTTGTTATTTAGATAAACAGCCAAAACGATTTGTGCGTGTTGGACATGATCTGGTATCTCAGTATCTGTGTAATAATCGGCCATTATCCTGTTAGGGAAAGATATGCCGTAAAGGTTTGTATATTGATCTGGAACACGAACACCGCTGCGTGGCCATTGTCTTGCCTGTGTGCTTGAAGATCTAGCACCCAAGAACTTCTCACGATCTATTCTTTGCGTTGAACTAAATAATGCACGATTTTTTTGGTCAGTGGTACTACTCGCCCATGCAGTTACATCATCAGACTCAGTTAGCCCATCAATAAAATCTTGAGCCTCAGTCAATGTGACATAACTATTTGCCGAAGCACTACCGACTGTTGCTACTATTGAGATTGCCATTTTTCTTTGATTTTGGCTTTATTTTTTTAGTGGGAGTCAGAGGGGCTGCCTTTTGTTTAGCAGCCTCCCTTTCTCTTAATCGCCTAAAAGTTGCGATTCCCATTTACTTTCTGTAAGCGTGAACAGTTGTTGTACTTTCAACTCTGAAAATAAATGTTCCAGATGATAAAGCACTAACAGCCGCAACACCATTTACAGTGACACTTGTTCCACCAACTAATGTGAAAGCATGAGTAGAACTAGCTTTATTAACTATAGTTAGTTCAAAAGTCATACCTACAGCATCACCTTGTGTTCCAAGAGCAGTGATTATCTCAGCAGCAGTTGGAGTTGTGATGTTTCTTGCACCAGTTGGAGTTCCCTGAACAATGCCTTCAATAATCTCAGCAGTTGTGAGAGTATGTGCAGCATTTTCAGTTTTAAGAGCCTTAGTTTTGGTAAGAGTACCAAATGAAGGATCTTGTAGCTCAAAAAGAGTAGCCATTTTTTAGTTCCCCTAGTCGTTATTTGAAATAACAGTAGCTCTTACGATACCGATATTTTTTAATTCATAGGTTTTCGACCAAGAACCTACTGTTTCTAGAACTGATCTAGATGGGTTTACTGTTGACACAGCATATTTCAAACCTACTGGATGATATATGTAGTGAAGATCGACAGCCATTGCTTCTTCTAAAGCAAGAATGTCTCTGTCAGTTTGTGTTCTGATTGGAGCTTGCTCCCCTGTTACAACGGCTCCGTTTTGGAACATAAATACAGAATATTCTGTAGAACTTCCAGATCCTGTTGTTGGAATATCGTCAGAAACGATTACATTCAGCCCCATGAATTGAGGAACTGTTGGACTTCCAAATGCGTTCTGTATAGAACCACCAGAAGCTGTTGCACCGCCACCATTAACATCACCAGCAAGAACAAAATCAACTGCTCTTCTTTCAACAAGATCGTAATAAACTCTAGAGTGCATTGCGATTGTTGTAAGCTTGCCGCCTTGATCGCCAAGTAAAGACTGAGCCTTTGCAACGTGTCTAGGACTTAACGCTGTTGGTGTATCGCTAGATTCAGAGTCAATAGTTAGATCAAACAATGCTGAAGCACTTGAGTTTGCATTTATTGAACCAAAAGCACCAGTTAAGCAAGAATATAAATCCTTCTGTTTCTGGTTGTTGACGTATAAAGCCATCTTTTGTGCAATAGCAGCCATTGGATCAATACTGCTACCAACTGCAAGACTAGCTAAATCCCTAGCGGAAAATGCTCGGCCTCTGTGTAAGACTGCGGCAATTTGGTCGCCTGTTGTGATTTTTGCTGGTGTTAGTGATGTTGAGTCTGTAAGAACTTCAAAGTCACCTGATAAGTTCGCTGAATAACTTGGGATTTTCACGAAATCTCCGCCTCTCTCAGCGGATAGATTTAACTCAGCCAAAGGTTGCACCACGCCACTCTGCAAGAAGGAATCTGTATTTGTAGAAGCCTCAACGAGATAGGGCGTGAACACTTCTGGTATGATTAAATCGCTACGGACTGTAGCCATAATAATTTAAAAAAGATATGTTCACATTCGGGTGCAAACCCTAGCT